GACAGGTTCGGTATACCAGACGAATTTGGTGAGAACGAAAAAACTTTAAACAAGCTTGGATATTCACGGAAAGACTCCTTTATCAGGGGGGACTTCAAACCTGTTCCAGATCTTTTTTTAGAAGACATCTTAGATTTCCCAGATCTTTTTTCTGAATATCCGGCTCTCGCGAAAATAAAAGTAGAGAGACAAAACCCTTTATCAGGCATGTTTGTTAGGGGTTCTTACAATCCGGAAACAAACACGATTGGCATCGCACAAGTACCCAACACGGTCGAGGGTAGGCAAGAGTTTATGTCCACCCTTATGCACGAAATCCAACATGTCGTGCAAAACTTAGAGGGTCGCACATCCGGAGCAAATCCCAATCAGTTTTTGCCTGCCGATTACGAGGGAAGAAGAAAAGCGTATAGAGAAACGTCTCGGGCCTTGCAAGACGAATTGCAAGCAGATTTCGATGAACTTGGCATTGTTGACGCCGGTTTGCGCGTTGATGAAATAAAAATAGAAAAGTTTGGTGATTTCAAATTACCGGAGAAAAGCCCAGATTTTGAGGGTTCCGAGGAATACGCACAGGTTGCCAAAAAGATAGACGTTTTAGAGGATAACATTGTTACCTACCTAGAGCGCCGCTCGAAAGAAGTTATGGAGGTGGCGCAAGGGATCGAACCGCCAGTGATAGCCAGAAGACGCCGGTTAGAGAAACAAGAAAATCGTTTAAGAAAAAAAATGAAAGGGCAGGGTAAAGGACCCAAAGAGATCCGCGCCGCCATCAACGACCTACGTGCATCTTCGACCATGCTTGGGGGCTCTGATAAAGCTCTTTTTGAGATGAACCGGGCATTAGAAGATTTAGGGTTTCCCGAACCAGAAAAATTTACGACCCGTATCAAATCAATGCTAGATGAGCGTTTGCCGAAATTTGCCGATTTAGTCAAGACTAAACAAGGTTTCGATGCAGAAGTGTCCGAAGCGGAGCGCAAATACAGGGTACAATTTGGAGAGGTCGAAGCGCGTAGTGCGCAAAGACGTTTCGAAGATCCCAGCTTGTTGACAAACGTCCCAGAGTCCACGATGCGTGCGGAAATATTGAAGGCCGATGATACGTTTGATTTCCCAGATACAGACGGCCTGCCGGAAGGGTACGTTGCTACCCAACAGTTTCGTATGCCCGACGATTCGTTGCCAAGCGAAAAGCTGGCTCTTTCTATAGACGACCCAAACGATCCGCAAATGGAATTACCCGGCATGGGGCCGCCTAAACCGCTACCGAAAGATCCCGCTGAACGTCTGATTGCAAGAAGAGATTACCTACGAGGGGCTTTGGATCAAGATGATTTTCGTTACTCCAAAGAGCGCGTTGCTGTTGCTAGAGAACTGGCCCAGAAAGAAAGAGAAATAGAACAGTTAAGAGCCGCTGCGGGTTATCCTACGGATAGAGACTACGCACAAGGAGGCGAGGTAAACCAAATGAGAAAGCCGGTTATTTCATCAGGGCTCTCGGGCCTGTTGCGTGGTTACACACAGGGGCCCCTAGCAAGTGTTCCACGTGGAACACAAGAACCTGTCGGAATGCGCCGTGGTGGTGGCATGGGCGGTTTTGAGCCCAACATAGATTTTTCAAATCTGCCGTTTGACCCACGTTCTTTACCCGCTTATACCGTCCCCGCACAGGCAGCAGAGGCTCTCGCTGCGCAAACCGCTGCGCCAGCTCAAACAGTTCAGTCTGCCGTTGCGGCCCAACCACGGCCCACGGACTACAGTGCGTATCAAAACCCCGAAGGCATGCCAGAGCAAGATATTTACGGAAACGTGTATACCACAGCGCCTAACCAGACCCCGTTTGAGCCGGGTATGCTTTTATATGAAGGCAATGACGTGTTGTTGTCTCCAACGGCGCCTGTGACGGCCCCGGTAGCAACGACTCCAGTAGAGACAGCTCCAGTAGAGACAGCTCCAGTAGAGACGGCCCCGGTCGCAACCACGCCTGTAGCAACCGCCCCCGTAGCCACTGCCCCGGTCGCAACGACTCCAGTAGAGACGACCCCTGTTGAGACAACCCCTGTAGCTGCCCCGGTCGCAACGACTCCAACCGAACCCGTTTATTTGCCCCCCGTTGTGGCAGAACCGGTACAGGCCGGGCCTACCGCTGCGGAAATTCTAGCTGCCGAGCAAGCGGCTAGAGATCTTGCGGCAGCGGAAGAGGCAGAACAAATACGTATTGCCGAAGAAGCGGCAGCGGCACAAGCCGTAGAACAAGAAGCTATCCGTGTTGCAAACGAACAAGCGGCGGCGGATTTACTGGCGCAGCAAGAAGCGGCCCGTATAGCTCAAGAACAAGCAGCAGCCGAAGAGTCCCAAAGGCTGGCGTCTGAATTATTAGCGGCACAACAGGCCGAAGAAGCTTTGATAGCCGAGCAGTTAGCCGCCGAGCAGTTGGCAGCAGAACAACTAGCGGCCCAGCAGGCTGCACAGCTAGTTGCAGACCAAGAAGCCGCATCACAACTTCAAGCAGCAGAACAACTGGCTGCTCAACAAGAAGCTGATCGTATTGCAATGGAAGCGCAACTTGCATCCACCCCGGACCCTGATCCGATTTACGAGGCGCCTACCCAAGGTGAACTATTGCAGGCGGCGGAAACCGCACAGGCGGCAGAGGAGCAATTGTTTACGACTCCAACAGACACCGACACTGCGATCGATCGTGGAGCGTACGGACAGGTTCCAGCACAACAACAGCCCGCTAGTCTTGGGCTATCCGGCATTCAATCTTTGTTGAACCAAGTAAACTTGGATGTAGGCGATACGATATCGGACTACACCACCGGTTACCCAACAAGTCAGGGCATGGAAATCAAACGCACATATATGCCTTTTGAAGGCACAGAAGAAGAACGCGCAACAGGTTACGTCATGCCGGTTTACAAACCCGTAGCTAATCAAAGAGCGATGCCTTCTTTATTCCGTACATACGACCCAACGGACATACCCGTAAACCAAGGCGCGTTTACGGCGGGTTCCGAAGCACCGGGACCAAACTCAGGCGTTGTTAATACAGGCACTCAAAGCACGGCGCCCGGTGCCTTTGGTTTAGAAGCTACTCAATTGTATCGGTGCGGTAACGGTTACACGCTGCAGTTTGTAAACGGCAGCCCCGTTTGTGTGCGAACCGGTGGCGGTGGTCCGGGAAGGCCGCCTCGTAAAGATCCGCAGATTGTTGACGTAGCGAATCCGGGTGGTATGCGATACGGTGGTGAGGTAGGCTTGCAACGCGGCATTGGTAGCTTTGGAGCTTAAATATGGCAAATGGTGATACACCTCCTGTTTCGTTGATGGATCGTCAAGGTCTGGATCTTGATGTAGAGGACGTGCAGGCGGTAGAGGTTGAGGCGTTACCCGGCGACATTGCTACTCGAATAGATATCGAAGGCGTTGAGATTATCCAAGAGGATGATGGCGGCGCTACTTTAGACTTTGACCCGTTTAAGAATAGAGATAGAGAAGACGATTTCTACGACAACTTAGCGGAGTTTTTGCCTGAGTCTGTTTTGAGCTCGGTTTCAAATGAGCTGATGGATCAATACGGCGCCAATCGTGCGTCGAGGCAGGATTGGGAAGACGCTTACTCCAAGGGCCTTGAGCTTTTGGGCTTCAATTACGAAGAGCGTACCGAGCCTTTCCGTGGCGCTACAGGTGTCACACACCCTCTTTTAGCTGAAGCGGCGGTACAGTTTCAAGCACAAGCGTTCAATGAGTTGTTGCCTGCGAATGGTCCAGTACGAACCACGGTTCTTGGCTCACAGACCACTGAGAAAGTAGATCAGGCGTCTAGAGTTCAGGACTTTATGAACTACTACATCACTAATGTAATGGAGGAATACACCCCTGAGTTCGATCAGATGTTGTTTTACTTGCCGTTGGCAGGCTCAACGTTTAAAAAAGTTTACTTTGACGATGCTTTGGGGCGTCCTGTCTGCAAGTTTATTCCGGCGGAACACCTTGTTGTGCCGTATGAAAGCAATGATTTGGAAACGTGTCCGAACATAACCCACGTTGTGCGTATGTCGTTGAACGATTTGCGCAAACAACAGGTCAGCGGGTTCTACCGAGACATCAAAGTGTTGCCGTCACAGCCTGATTCAAACAGTGTACGTGACGAAGTTGACTATATTGACGGTACGCGGGCTACGGGAGTCGATTACGACTGTACTTTGTTGGAGTGTCACGTTGATTTGGACCTAGAAGGGTACGAAGACGTTGACGAAGACGGCGAAATGACAGGAATTAAGATCCCGTACGTCGTTACGATCAGCGAAGACAACGGAAAAGTGCTGTCTGTTCGACGAAATTATCGCGAAGACGACCCTTTGACGTCAAAAATCCAGTATTTTGTCCATTATAAGTTTCTTCCGGGCTTTGGTTTCTACGGAATGGGTTTAATTCACACGATTGGCGGTCTTTCGAGGACTGCGACGGCGGCTTTACGACAATTAATTGACGCCGGTACGCTTTCTAACCTGCCTGCAGGCTTCAAAGCTCGTGGATTACGTATTAGAGACGACGAAGACCCCTTACAACCGGGTGAATTCAGGGACGTAGACGCTCCCGGCGGTGTTATACGAGACAGTTTGATGCCGTTGCCCTTTAAAGGACCGGACGGCACGTTATTTCAGCTTTTAGGCTTTGTAGTAAGCGCCGCACAGCGTTTTGCAACGATTACCGACATGAAAGTGGGCGATGGTAACCAATCGGCTGCCGTTGGCACGACTATAGCGATGATTGAGCAGAGTGCTCGGGTGATGAGCGCCATACATAAGCGTTTGCACTACGCTATGAAGGTGGAATTTAGGATTTTGGCGCGTGTAATGAACGAAAGCCTGCCTGAAGTTTACCCTTATGCGATTGCAGGGGCCGATCAGGCGGTAAAAGCCAAAGACTTTGACGATCGTGTAGACGTATTGCCTGTTTCGGACCCGAACATATTTTCTCAAAGCCAACGCATAGCTGTTGCTCAAACCGAGCTTCAAATGGCTATGCAGGCGCCGCAGATACACAATATGCCGCAGGTTTATCGTCGGGTTTACGACGCATTAGGCGTGAAGAACGTAGATCAAATCTTGAATCCAGAAGTGCCGGACGAGGTGCGACCGAAAGACCCTGCACGAGAGAACATGGACGCCCTTGAGAACGTGCCTTTACAGGCTTTTAAGGGTCAAGACCACATGGCGCACATACAGGCCCACTTATTGTTTGTAACGGGCGGTGTGGCCGCTACGTTGCCTCAAGTGGTGCTTAGTATACAGAAGCACATCTTGAACCATATTCAGATAATGGCAGAGGAGCAGGCGGAAGCCGCGTTCGCTCAACAAAATCCAAATGTTACGATGGCAGATCCGTCAAACAACGCGCCGTTCCAAGCAATGGTGGCACAGTTCATAGCTCAAGGTATGCAGCAGGTTGTTCAACTCGGGCAGCAGATCCAACAAGCGGGACAGCCGCAGGAACAAGCGGGACCCGATCCGCTGATTGCTTTAAAAGAGCAAGAGTTGCAACTCAAGGCGCAGCAAGAACAGAACGACGTTGCAGAAGAGCAGGCCAAACTCCAATTGGAGCGCGAAAAGTTGGCTCAACGCGAAGCAAACTTCCAGCAAAGGCTGGCAAGTCAAGAAACCCAAACTCAAGCACGCATACAAGCGGGCATAGAGCGGGAACTTTTGAAACAAAGAGGTGACCAATGAGAACAGTCAAAGTAAACGGCGTTAAGCCAAAAGAACCGCCAACACCTGTTGCAAAGGCCGAGATTGAAGGTCAGGGCAGTATTCCGTACGCGGTGGCTAAAGAAGAGAAAACCCCGGACACGATGTATGCCAAGATCACTAGAGGCCAAGCTCGTGGCATGGGTGCAGCAGAACGCGGCGGTAAATTCACTATCGCGTAAGCTGTTTTAGTAAGATAGTATCGGACATAGCCAGAGAATAAACGATAAGGTACGATACTTGAACGATCTAGATGTGGTGCAGTTTGTGCAAAAGACATTAAAAGGTCGCAAAGCCCAAATTCAGGAACTCATGGCTGAAGGCGGGATCAAAGACATGGAACATTACAGAGAATGCATGGGTGAGATTAGGGCGTGCGATTACGTTTTGGTTGAACTCTCTGAAATGCTTGAAAAACAGGAAAGAATAAATGCCTGATACGAATGAAGCACTGGATCTGTCCGGTAGCTACGTCGCAGAAAAAGACTTGGTCTTAGACCCGTCCTTAGTTGATAAAGAACTTGTAGATCGCCTCCCACAACCTACGGGATGGCGCATTTTAATTATGCCTTTCAGGCCCCCAGAAAAGAGTGACGGAGGTATTTTACTTGCCCCCCAGACTCTAGAAGAGGACGTAGTACAGACTCAGGTCGGTTACGTGCTTAAAGCAGGTCCGCTTGCCTATAAAGATAAAGAACGTTATCCGACAGGGGCGTGGTGTAAAGAAGGTGATTGGGTAATTTTTGCCCGGTACTCAGGTTCTCGGTTCCGTCTTAACGGCGACAAGAAAGCTGCGTTTGGTAGCGAGGTTCGCATGTTAAATGACGACGAAATCTTAGGAACTATTTTAGATCCTAAAGATATTTATCACGGATAAGGAGCAGCAAGATGGCAGAGTCAAGTCCCGCTCATCAGGTAGACAACGGTCAAGTTGATCTTGATTTTGATGAAGAAGCACAAGACGTTATTTTGGACGAGCCCGAAGGGAAAGCCAACGACGTCGAATCAGAAGAAACCGTAAGTGCTGACCCACAAGAGGACGAGCACGAACAGTATGGTAAATCCGTTCAGAAACGTATTAATCAGCTTACAAAACGAGCTAGAGAAGCCGAACGAGAACGAGAAGAAGCCGTTAAGTATGCGCAAGCGGTTCAACAAGAAAACAGCAGCGTAAAACAAAGACTTCATAATTTAGATAAAAGCTACATTGACGAGTACGGCAATCGTGTTTCTTCAGAGCAGCAACGTGCTAAAGACGAGTACAAAAGTGCTATAGAAACTGGCGACACTGATCGTCAACTGGCCGCACAAGAAAAAATGCAGCAGCTTGCGGTAGCGGCAGATCGACATGCTCAAGCTCGTGCGCAAAGAGAAGCTCAAGCCGCGCAGGTTCAAGCTGAAATTCAACAACCTGCGTATCAACCAGCGCCTCAACAGGCGCGACCAGATCCCAGAGCAGAAGATTGGGCAGAATCAAACCCTTGGTTTGGTGAAGATTCCGCCATGACCTTTGCAGCCTTTGGAATTCACAAAGAATTGATCCAAGAAAAAGGGATGGACGGCACTAGTGACGAATACTATGATGCCTTGGACTCAAGAATTCGGGAGTCTTTTCCTCATAAGTTTGAAGAAGAGCCTTCCAATGCACGCCGAACTACGCAAACCGTAGCCGGTGTATCTCGTCCTTCTAAAGGAGGACGCGGCAGAAAGGTTAGACTCTCCCCTAGCCAAGTAACTATTGCCAAACGATTGGGAGTGCCGCTTGAAGAATACGCGAAGTACGTGAAGGAGTAGACATGACAGATTCAACAGATATGGAAATTGAGGCTATCAAGAAGACTTCTCGCGCAAAATCATCGAGGTCCGCGACTGCACAACGCAAGCCGTGGTCCCCTAAGTCAAATTTAGATGCTCCACCCGCGCCGGATGGATACAAGCATCGTTGGATAAGAGCCGAAACCCGTGGTTTCGATGACACGAGCAACATTAGTTCTCGTCTTCGAGAGGGTTACGAGCTTGTCCGACGAGACGAATATCCAGATTTTGAGGCCCCTACTGTGGATTCGGGTAAGTACGAAGGAGTATTTGGAGTTGGCGGATTGCTTCTAGCTAGGATTCCATTGGAAACAGTGGCAGAACGAAACGCTTATTTTAACAAAAAACATGCGGATCAAGTCGAAGCTGTTGAAACAGACGTCCTACGCGAGAATGCACACTCAACGATGCGGATTGGCAAACCTGAACGCCAATCTCGTGTTACTTTTGGTGGTCCTCGTAATAACTAGGTATTAGGAGACTTTTATGGCAAATCAGGAAACCGCGTACGGTCTACGCCCAATTGGGTTGGTAGGTAGTGCGACGAACTCCACAGGTGTGACTAAATATGAAATCGCATCTGACAATACAAACGCTATCTTCCAGTACAGCATTGTAGTCCCTCTCGCCGCAGGCGTGATTGGGCAAGCTGGTGCTACGGATGGTGGTACTACACAAGCCCTTGGGGTTTTGGTAGGTATTGAGTACGTCGATAGCACAACTAAAAAGACCACGTTCTTAAACTATTGGCCCGGATCAAACAGCGTAAGCGTTGACACGAACTTCCCTGTCAAAGCCCTCGTTGCTGACAATCCGATGCAAACTTTCCAAGTAGCAAGCGATGCGACTTTAACGAATCGCGCAACTGCTTTGGCTGCCGTTTTTTCAAACGCAAGCCTTGGAACTTCTGCTCGAACGGGTTCAACCGACACCGGTCGATCTAATTCGGCGTTGGGTGTGTCAACTATTGCGACTACAGCTACGTTGCCGCTGAAGATCATGGGTATTGTCGATGACGATGCTAATGATGATTTTGCTGCAGCCGGTATACCGCTGATTGTTCGCATTAATGCGCACTACAACTCACCGAATGCTAGATTCGATTCACAAACCACTGCCACTACAACTGGCATATAAGGTAGGAGAAATTCAATGCCTATTACTCGCGCACAATTAGCGAAAGAGCTTGAACCCGGCCTAAATGCTTTGTTCGGCTTAGAGTATGATCGTTATGATCAAGAGCACGCTGAAATCTTTGACGAGGAAACTTCGGACCGCGCGTTTGAAGAAGAAGTTATGCTTTCAGGGTTTGGTACGGCCCCCGTTAAATCGGAAGGCACCGCAATTTCATTTGATGACGCGCAGGAGACTTACACTGCACGATATACGATGGAAACCATTGCGTTGGCGTTTTCGATCACCGAGGAAGCCATTGAAGACAACTTGTACGATCGTCTAGCAGCACGTTATACACGCGCTCTGGCTCGTTCAATGTCTCAAACCAAGCAGATTCGTGCTGCAACCGTTTTGAACAATGCTTTTAGTACCGGTTCACCTATTGGTGACGGCGCGGCGCTTTGTTCAGCGGCTCACCCCTCTATTTCAGGAAACCAGACTAACCTTTTGGCAACTGCTGCGGATCTCAATGAGACTTCGCTTGAGCAAATGCTGATTGAAATTGCAGGGTTGACTGACGAAAGGGGTCTGAAGATTGCTGTTCGCGGAATGAAATTGATCATTCCAAAAGAACTGCAGTTTATTGCAGAAAGAGTTTTGAACTCGAACCTGCGTTCCGGAACGGCGGATAATGATATTAACGCCAACAAGTCAATGGGTATGCTTCCTGACGGTGCAGTAGTGAACCACTTCCTTACGGATAGTGACGCTTTCTTCATCAAGACAGACGCTCCTAACGGCTTCAAACTGTTCAACAGAACCCCCATCAAAACTGCGATGGAAGGGGACTTTGACACCGGCAACATGCGCTTTAAAGCTCGCGAAAGATATTCTTTCGGCGTTAGCGATTGGCGTGCCGTGTTTGGTACACCGGGCGCGTAAAGCAAGCTTTTGCTGCTTTGGAAGGGCGACAATGTCGCCCTTTCTTTTTGCCTGTTGTTTGGTTATTGTTGAGTAATCCTGACAGGTACATCCCGTGCCTGACACCAGCCAAGACAGGAGATAATCATGGCTAATACGACTTTCAGCGGACCAGTCCGTTCCGAAAATGGTTTTACTGTAGTTTCAAAAAATGCCACTACTGGCGCTTTTACAGATGTTGCAAACATTGCTTCTACGGGCATTGTTACTAACAAGTTTGTAAAACATGTCGGCTTTGCTTCCGGCGTAACGGTAAACACTACGGCTGGCGACAGCCCCTCTATCGGCGAGTTTACTCAGCCTGCAAACACTATTATCACGGACATTAAGATCTTTTGTGACACCGCTCCTGTTATTGGAACAGGCGACATTGGTTATGAAGTTGGTACTTCCTCTTCTGGCGCCCAAATCGTAGCGGCGGTAACTGATGAAATTCTTGATGGCGGCACAACGGTTGTTGTACACAACGTTACGACAACTACGCTAGTTGTTCAGACGCAAAGCGGCACCACCGCTCCTGCTTCTGTTCAATATACAGATACTGCAAGAACTATCTTCTGCAACATCACCAATACAGTTGATGCTACAACAGCGGGTTCGTTCACGTTCATCATTGAGTATGTGCAGATCGCTTAATAGGAGAACTCTATGTCAGGCTCAGATGTAATTTCAGTTACTATTACTGCTGACACTTTAGCGGCAGATCCTAATGGCATCTCGGCAGACGCAGCAGTTGGAAACAACGCTGCGTTGACCATAGGCGGTGCTTTAGCTGCTGATGGCTCCGTTACGCTGTCTCACGCAAGAACCGTTACTATTACTTCAGCGGGAAACGATAGCGCAATATCGTTTACTGTTGTTGGAACAGACATAAACGGCGATGCGCAAACTGAAAGTGTTACCGGTGCTAACACAGATGTGGCAACCAGCAGTAATTTCTTTTTGACTATTGCAAGTATTACGGCGGTCGGTGACCCTGCGGGTAACGTTCAAGCGGGGATTAGTGCTGTTGCAGCGGCTGTAATTTTTGCAGGCCGGGCAAGGCTAAAAGGATCGTTTTTAACAAGCACGGCTACAGCGGGGAATGTTGATTTCAGAACAACAAGTCCGTCTGGCACCAGCTTGATGAAGATAAGTTCTGTGGGTTCGGCGACCGCGACAAGGGACGTTATTGTGCCAGAAGAGGGCGTATTGTTTAGCTCGGGCATTTATCTGCAGTATACGGTTAGCACGTTTTTGACTCTAACTACCTTTCATGCATAACGATGGCGACAACCAAAGACGTTAAAAGAACACCCTCGGGACGTTTACAGTACCGAGGTGAAACTTTTTCTGGGTACAACCAGCCAAAAAGAACACCGGGCAAAAACAAAAAGTCCGCAGTTCTTGCAAAAAAAGGCACCGATGTGAAGATAGTTCGGTTTGGCGATCCAGACATGACTATCAAAAAAAGCCAACCGGGTCGTCGTAAGAACTTTAGAGCCCGCCACGGTTGTGATACCGCAAAGGCAAAAGACAAATTTACAGCCCGGTATTGGAGTTGTGACGCATGGTAATGACACGCGGAGACATGCCGAAAGGTCTAACGTATTACGCAAAAGGCGGGGGTGCTTCTAAAAAAAGCAAGGGCAGCAAGATTTGTCCTGCCGGAAAGGCTTGGGCCAAACGCACCTTTGACACGTACCCGTCGGCTTACGCCAACATGGCCGCGTCTAAGTATTGCAAAGACCCGAATTACGCCAAGGGCAGCAAAAAGAAAAAGTAATGGACATCTATCGTGTGCAGACAGGGACTAAATACGGGACGTTGTTTGCAAACGATGACGACAATCTTGCTGAACTGAAATCTTGGTTTATAACGCAAGTAAAAGCTGACTTAGAGGAAGATAGTACCCTAACCGACAGTGTGATCGATCAAACAATTGCCAATTGGCAAAGCACTTTTGACGAACTGTCTAAAACAGTCTCGTACGAGGTAACCGACAAAGGTCTTTGCGAGTCTTTGGCAGGCGGGTATGTTGCTGCGGGTGGTAACACGGTTATTAACAAGAGCATGGGTCTTGAGGCGTGGAGCTAGGTAGATGGGCGAGTTAAAGAAATGGCGCGATCAGAACTGGGTTCGTATCAATGCCGAAGGGGACATCGTCGGTAAATGTGGCACATCTCCCGACAAACGTAACCCCGATCGCTGTTTACCCGAATCTAAAGCAAGAAGCTTGAGCAAGTCCGAGCGGGCAGCAACCGCACGCAAAAAGAAGAAAGAAGGCAAAAAGGGCAAAACAGTAGTTGCTAACACTAAGAAAGCTACTGTAAAGATGCGGGATGGGGGCGAAGTTCGTCAACAGATCGCCAGAGGATGCGGCGCTATTATGATCGATCGTAGAAAAAAAACGAAGTATCTGTGAGGTTGATATGTCTAGAGTAAATCTTGGAATGGGTGGGCCGAAGAAAAAATCATCGCCCAAAAAGAAAGCTATGAAAAGCAAAGGCAGCGCACAAGGCGTCAAAATGAAGTCTAAAGGCGGCGCTATGGGCGGCAAAAAAGAAATGATGCCCGGCGGCATGAAAAACGGCGGCGGCGTCAAGCCAAAAGGCATGAAAAACGGCGGCAAGATGGCTACTAAAGGCTATCGAATGGGCGGCAAGGTCAAGAAAAAAGGCAACAAGGTTGGTGGCAAGATTTAAAAATGCCGTATCTACAATCTAACATCCCGCACTTTAAGTGTTGGGTGCGGCGTGAATACACGCACAACCATGAGAATTACCACGGGGAATTTCTTCATGCAATGGTAATCGGCGTCACCACAATGCCGTGCAGGTGCTTGAGTTTTCAAGTAATTTTCACGGGCATTGAGGCCGAAGGGGACATCGTCGGTAAATGTGGCACATCTCCCGACAAACGTAACCCCGATCGCTGT